TATCAAGAGAAACAATACGATCATTACGAGGGCGTATGCGGCTAAAGTCAAAGCCAATCCCACCTCCTCGACGCATAGTTTCAGCGGCTTCTTTAGCCTTGTCCATGATGCTATCCATGCTGTCTTCAATAACTCCACTGACAAAGCAGTTGTACGCTGTGACATTCTTAGGACTTCCCATTGCTGCCTGTACTCTACCAGCTGGCATGTACCGTTGGTTAAGTAGGATATTCTTAAAGACTAAACGATGTTCTTCAGTGTCAGACATAGACCCTGCCTGTCTAGCACACGCTTCATTAAATGACTCATTAGGTAGTCGGTACTTCTGTGCATGTAAGTCATCACACGCCTGTACTTGTGGACCGTAAGAGTTGTGACCGATATTGTTATTCATTATAATCTACTTCCTTGTTGTGGTAGCTTTATTGTAACACATCTAGTGTGTACGTCAAGTGCTGATTTAATTAAATTGGTATACTTCAATTCGATTTGTGGAGCTATAATATCTCTACAGTCCGCAAAGGTTCTTGCTGTATCTATTGCATTCACGGCTGTTCTTGTTGTTCCATCTGGTAGTATAACTGTAAGAACTACTAAAATAATTTTAATCATTAGGTAAATCCTTCATCAAATACTGTACATCCATCCAGTAAAGGGGAGGTATAGACATAACATGTCCTCCTGCCCATACCCATTTCTTGTACTCGTAGTACGCTGTAGCTAAATTTCCAGCACCTACGTAGGCCAGTACAGTACGTGCAGTCTTAGGTGGTTCATTCCCCGGCATCCATAAGGTCATAAGATCAAGTCCTCAAGAGTAGGAGCTTTATAGTTCGGTCCTTTAGTGATCTTCCCATATTCGTTAAGAACCGGATTACCTTCATCGTCAAGCTTAGACATATTGCTACGATGCACCCTGTTGAAAGCAGGATTAAAACTGTCCACAATGGCACTAAAACTAACCACAGTCCCTGATAAAACATACTGTAAGTCACATAGCTCCTTTAGCAGCTTCGCCCACTGCTCTTTGTTAATCGGTTTACCTCTCTCAAGTTCCATCTGCATCGTCTGTAACTCTGCAACTACTTCAGTACACTCCTCGACTAAGAGCTTCTCCCGTAGCTGTAAGAGGCCCACACGGGGTTCAGCCGCTACGTCAGTACCCATAGCTTTATGGAACTCCTCAACCTTCTGCTCTCTAGTATAGTTTCGGCGCATAGTTATCCCCTGTTAATGTATTTTATGTACGTTGTACTTAGGTGTATCTGGTTTATCTATAAGCTTACAGCTGGTAAGTAATAGATTAGAGGCTTCCCATAACAGTGTCCACTCAGGACCCTCTACCTCGTACTTACACATATCAGCTACAATCTTCCTGAGTTGTTCCATCCGTTCCACTAAGGTATCCGGTGGGAACATAAACATTGGTGACTCTTCATCCATCATTATTGATGTCCTCTTCAATCTGTGGTTCAATGTCTACATCAAACACTTCACATAACTCAATCATATGTTCTTCGATCTTATCATCAAAGCGTTCAATGATGTCTTCACTGTCGATACCTAAGATATCACACAGTAATTCTGCATCAGCCAAAGCCGCTAGGCGTACTAAGAACTGGTTAGGTTGTAAAGGCATCAATAATGTCCCCCAAAGTATAGTTTCTAAACCCTTCCTTCTCACACCATTGCTTCATGTTTAACTTCCCACCCTTACGTACTCGTTTCGTAGGGTTATACAGTAGAAACACTAGCTCCTGTTTATGTGTATTCAAGCAGTCTCTAATGGCCTTGTACTTCTGGATGTCTCCTACTCTGAAGTATCCTTTAGCCTCCACCAGTATCTCTATGCCTGAGATGGTATGTGGTCCTATGAAGTCTGGTATGTAGTTCCTATGTGTTACATAGGGAACCTTCTTGGACTCATACGTACAGAGGTCTCCTAAAACCTCTGCCGCATGGGCCTCAAACTTGTTACGATAAGGCTTAGTCTTCATTAGACTTAGCTTTACTTGTTGTTACTGCTTTAGCTTTTGGTGTTACGACATCACGTATCAACGTCTGTGTCATACCGCCTGAGCCAGCTACGAAAGTGTTCCCGTGTAAAGTCCAGCCTTCATTAAGCATCTTACTTACAGTCTCTTCTAGTCGGTCTTGTCGAGGTGTTGTAACTACTCTATATTCAATCATGTTGTTTCTCCCTTAAAAGTTTAAATCAATCTCTGGACACACAGCGCCACTCTTATACTTTGGACGCTTAACTACGTGTGTCAAGAACTTAGGACCGGAGCCAGTGGCGTAGGCTTTTAGCGTAGGGTAGCAATGCTTTTTGTATGGGCAATAGCCACACATAGTAGAGAGTTTTAAGTTTCCTGACTTGCCATCCTCCACCGGGAAGGAACATTGCTCCGGCATATCTTCCCCGCCTGTATGCTTTTTTACCTCTTCAACACGCTCCTCAATGTCTTGAGAGAAATGTGAATGGTAAGGATGTTCCGTATCATCCAGATCATATTGACATACAGCAAGCTTACCGGAGTCACGATCCATAGCTAACCATGCCCACTTACGTTCACCTTCACTATGTGCGTATGCTTTAATCTGATCTATGTATCCAAAACTATCGTCAGCAGCTAAGGACCCATTCTCAAACTTAGTGATACCAAACTTAGTGGTAGACTTTACATCGACAACAACCCCGTCGATCTTACAGTCCATCGAGCCTTTGATACCACCTACGTTACATAGTTTCTGCTCATCAGTAACTGCATGTCCAGACAAACGAACGAAGAACAATAGCATCTCTTCGATCACATGACCATACATGAACTTGATTAATGTCTTGGAGTCAATCTTCTCCTTTGAATATTTGTTTAAACCAAACCACTGTTGACGCAGAGGCTTCCCTATGGAGGACATCCGTAGACCTGAACGTCCATTGTAGTTAGGCACACTAGGGGAGAACTCTTTACGCATCAAGTCCTTCATAGCCTCGCCAAACTTCTCAATCTCTTCTTCAGTGTCTACCCCCTTAGCACTGTTCTTGTTCTTCATTAATCGGTATACATCTTCTACCAATGTGTCTAATGTGTTTCCGCCCATGTGTTACCTACCTTGTATTCCCCATCTAAGGGACATCGCATGTTAAACTTAACGCCAGCCGTTTTGATACATTCTACAGCTAACCATCCGAATTGATCTGCTTGGTCTGCTCTGACCTCAGCCTGTATCTCATCATGGATATTACCTACCATGTTATACTCTATCTTGTATATCTTAGCATACTCATCTAACAGTGTCAACGCTTTTTTCATAACAATCGCACCAGCTGACTGCAATAGTGTATTAAGTGCCGCATGTGTTGATCTTACGTGGAGCTTCCGCCCGTCAAGTCCTTCAAGATACCCTCTAAGACAGGCTCGTTCAACGCGCTCTCGCAAATCTCCAAGACTTGGTGTGTTGCGGAGGAACTTAGCTTTAAGCTTCTTTCCATGTTTTGATGAGCCTCCGACAATGCTTCCGATTTTAGCATCTCCTGCCCCATAGAGGAAAGCATAGATGAAAGTTTTAGCTGAGTCTCTGTCTGGTAGTCCAGCAGATTTCTGGTTTGCTGTATGTACATCTCCACTTGTGACTTCATGTGTATATTCCTTATCATTCATATAATGTGAGAGCATCCGTAGCTCCAAGCCAGCAGCATCAGCACCGACAAGCTTGTATCCCTTCTTAACTATCCAGCAGCTACGACACTCCTTACCGTAGGGAGAGTAGCTTGATGGTACTTGGGCTACGTTAGGGCTACTGTGGGTCATTCTGCCTGTGACCGCACCTATAGAATTAACGTACCCATGTACTCTACCGTCTTCCGCTACTGCATCTAACCATGACTTAACCTGAGCGGTACGCTTCTGTATCATCAGGTACTCTGCAATCAATGCGGCCTCCGGTATACCTTTAACCTCGTTTAATGTATCCTCATCTACAATGATGGAGCCTTTCTCAGTGAACTTCTTAGGCTTCCACCCAAAGAACTGTAGGTGTTTAGCTATCTGTTGTCGAGAGCCTAAGGTAAACTCAGGCCAGTCAATACGGCTGAAAGCGCCCCATACATTAACCAGATCAGCCCCAAGGAACTTAAGACCAACAACACTAATTCGTCCGTCATTATTAACTTTAGGGGTAATCTCTTTAATAAACTTAGGAAGTGGTTTAAACCTTTCATGTACTTCCTCTTCAAGAGCCATGCGTTTTTCTTTAAGTTCCGCACCTAAATCCCTACACTTCGACTGATCCAGTAACCAGCCATTTTCAATCTGTGTCGATATAATATCCTGAACTTGATGTTCCAGATCAATACTCGTATTACCAAAGTCTGCCAGTTCAGACAGAAGTTCTGTGTAAAGTTTAGCTGTGACTTGTAAATCTTTTTCGCAGTACGTAACCATTTCAGGCGTGAGTTTAGTCCAATCATCGTGATCTCCTTTAGGGAAATTAAGCCTCTGTCCCCATGCCTTAAGTGAATGACCATCCTCTAGTGAAGGATTGTATAACCTTGAAAGGATAAGAGTATCGGTAATTTTTATACCTACGAAGCTTATTCCCAACAATCGTTCCATAGTTGGTTTGTCGAAGTCGATAAAGTTGTGTCCAATGATTTCGTCGTATGTATTTAAGCATGTCTGTATATCCTTTATGTCTTGTGTGTTAAACGGAGAGAGAAAGTTTCGTACCTCTCCGGTCCTCAGGTCCATCGTCCCCACCATCCACACTCTCGTAGCTGGTAATGCCGTGGTTTCTATATCTACTATAAGCTTTCGTGTTTCCAACTAATGTCTCCTCGTTCTTCATAGCTATGTGTTCTAGGATATGGCAGTTGGAACATAATACCACACATTTCTTAACCTCGTCAAGCACTTTCTGTGAAGGGCCTTTTCCTCCTCTCCAAGCAGCTGCTTCTAACTTCAGTTCCTTTTCTTCTGGGTTTACATGGTGAAAATGAAGTATCTCTCTTGGAAACTGTTCGTTACATATCTGACAAGTATGTTGATAATGCTCTCTCAAATACTCATTCATATACCCAACCCCTCGTTGATAGTTTTCAGCATTAAGGATAGACGTACAGGGCTTACATCTAGCATGTTTACCTAATAAACCCCCTCTAGCACAATTATTGTATTCATTTAGAGGCTTATCCTCACCACAATTAGTACATACTTTAGAACTCCTCATCTTCTACCGCCTTTATCTGTGGTGCTGTTCCTTGGACCATTCGGCCTGAAGCCTCCTCATAGTAGAGCCATCCTGCCTTACCTGTTCTACCTGTACGCCTACATTTGACCAGCTGTATCAACGTAGAGTTACGGGTGTACTCATCTTCAGCCATCTTATCCCGGCTCAGGAGGATCGTATTGAATGCAATCTGGTTAATACTACCGGACCCCTTCATGTCGTACTCATTCACATCATGCGGGTCTTTAGCCTGAGGCTTACGCATGTGTGACACGATGATTATAGACACTCCTGTCTCTTTAGCAAGCTTTAAACACCTGTCCATAAACTCA